GAGTTACCACTTAAGCGTCGTTTGCGTTGCGTTGCTGAATACTTGATACGTTCTGGAGAATTTGATAAAGTAAAAAACGAACAAGGAAAACTTGTAAAGAAAAAAGGTATCTTAGGAAAAATGGTTGTAATTTATAAACCATTACCTAAAATGCTTCAATCTTTAAGCAAACAAGATTTATTAAACCATGGGACGTAGAGAAAAACTTATCAGTTCTGTTATCGGACCTGAGATGGATGAAACCAAAGCCAAAATGCTAGACGCTACTTTGCGTTTAATTCTTGGTGATATGGGAGAGCAATATGTTAAATTCTGGGATGCTGAAGGTCCTGGTGTTCTTTGTTTTCAACCTCAAGCTGACCGAGCTGTTTTCTATTTGACAATTCCGGAACTACATGCAGCTCAACGTGCAAGCGAATCCGATGGTGATAAAGACCTTGCAGAAACTATGAACACAATCATAGAAGCTGCTCAAAAAATTAATCCAAAAGAAAAAGCAGGTTACATCATTAACGATGAAGCCGGAATTCGCTATATTGAAATTGATTACAATCAAATGTCTGACTCGTAATGTCCCAGGTAGGCGCTGGTAAACATAGAGAAGACTTTGAATTAATTACAAATTACGATTTGGTTTCCTCTGCTCATGCTTTGATGGGCGAGATAGATCTTGACGTTGCTAGCTCAAAAGTTGCTAATTCATATGTCGAAGCATCTAATTTTTACACACCTACAGATGACGGTTTAAATACACAGGAATGGTATGGAAACGTCTACCTTTTTCCTCCCAGTGGTACCTATTTCTGGGATAAAACAAATGAGAAATGGAAAATGACACGAGCGTCATCTCCAACTCTTACATCATCGCATGCTGTTTGGTTCCGTAAACTATATAAAGCTTGGTGGAATAAAGAAATAAAACAAGGTCTTTTCTTTTCAAACTGTCCCGATATGATTCGGTACGAACAAAAAATTTTTGATTTTCCAGTTTGTATCTTGCGTACAGCTCCTATTTTGATGCGTCACAGTAGCACAGGAATTAAAGAACACAAGACATGCACATCTCTTGTCGTTTATTTGCCAGATGATGGCGATCGAGTACAGGATTTTGTCGACATTTATTCTGAAAAGGGTCGCGTTATCTGTTAGATTTTTAGGACCAACAAAAACAATATGTCGATTCTCGCGGACTGGCAAATTAGGGATCTCGCGGTAAATCAGGAGATGATTTCTCCTTTTACTGAATCAGTTATTCGTGAAGAAGAAGGACGCAAGATTTTAAGTTATGGTCTTGGTTCTTATGGGTATGATATTCGTCTATCTCCGGAGCAATGTCTTATTTTTGGTCGGATCCAGGCTGGTGACTGTGATCCTAAAAATTTTGATCCAGACATCCTTCATCCTGCAGAACTCTTAGAGGATGAGCGAGGTAAGTATTTTCTTTTGCCTCCTTATGGTTATTGTCTGGGAGTTGCTCAGGAGCGTTTAAAACTTCCTCGTAGCGTTACTGTTGTTGCTGTTGGCAAATCAAGCTACGCACGTTCCGGTATCTTGGTAAACATTACACCAGCAGAGGCTGGCTGGGAAGGCTACCTAACTTTGGAAATTAGTAACTGTACTGGTTTGTTTAATCGTATTTATGCTAACGAAGGAATTACACAGCTTTTATTCTATGAAGGCGCTACGTGTTCCATCAGTTACAACGATCGTAACGGTAAATACCAGTCACAACCGAAAGAAGTTGTGTTCCCTAAAGTTTAACCAAAAGGTCTTCCGAAATTAAATTTCGGTTTCCTTGCGTAGTTGGTTCCTCCGGCTCCAGGGTCTCCATATCCGGGGAACCTTAAACCAGGAATGATCGTTCCGTTAATTTGCCTTGCACTAATTGGAATTTCTCCGTTATTTTCGAATTCTTGTATCGCTCTTTGTCCTCTATATCGTCCTGCTGTTCTTGCCGCCTTAATGCGTTTTCCAAGTCTTTGTTTATTATTTAACCTACCCCGTTTAGCATAGATGCGATCTTCTTCGTCGACACGTCTTAAGTCAGTGTCATATGCTTGTTCTGGATTTAAATCATTGTAGTCCGCCCCAGAACTACCCGGTAAACGTCTTTCGTCTTCTGTGGGACTAAATAAATTTGCCATAGTATTATTGTAATAGGGCTAAATCAAAAGTTTTAATACAATGTCTCATAACAACCCTGCATACTTTTTAGATGCTTTCGTTAAAGATGAAGTCGAGTGTCGTTGTTTAGATCTTTCAGATTTTGGACAACCTATCGCAAATGAAGAAAATGATGTACCCTTATATGATAATTACAACCGTGGATTAGTAGCATGCGAACAAGGGCTGGAGAGAAATCCCTTAAATCTGGAAGGCGGCTCGGAACGTCCGGGAATGACGGGTTACATTCCATCAATGGAGGAGTCGGTAGCGATGGGCGGCAAACCGATGGGCAAGGATCTAATTGTGATGCTGGAAGGTCCCTCGGAGGAGATGAAGCGCCAGTCAGCCAAGCGCCGTGGTTTAGCCCGATAGAAGAAGATAGCGAAGGTGCTGTTAGCGATTGCCCAGGGGGGATTTGTCCTGTTCCCTGGGCTAAAGATTTAGAAGAAGAAAAGCAAGTTACTGCCAAAGAAAAACGAGAGACTCCTTGGGATACTTATCTCAAAAAACACGCAGAAATCTGGGAAGAGTCTGATACGGTTAATCATCCTTCTCATTACACTGCTGGAAGTATTGAGTGCATTGAAGCCATTGAAGCGCAGCTAACCAAAGAAGAATATAGAGGCTACTTAAAAGGTAACGTCGCCAAATATTTGTGGAGAGAAAAACAGAAAGGGGGTACTGAGTCGTTGCAGAAAGCTCAGTGGTATTTAAGTCGTTTAATTGAGCTGGACTAGTCTCGTTGACGCCAGTCATCTGTTTTTTCCTGGCTGAACCACTCCACAATGTCATCGGCGCTTTTGAAAGTAGTCCGATGATTTGTGGGGTCTGGGTCTCCTAAATCCAAGGCGTTCATAAAACCGTCTAAACTGTCTTCAGTCATTTCTGGATTGCGTGCACGCCTGCGTGCTTTCCTTAAAATTTCCGCTGCAGATCTGTTTGCTTTTGCAAGTTTATCTGCCCAAATCATATCTTCTAGTTTTACTTCTTCTCCTTTTGCAATTCGATCGCAAACAAACTCAAGACGAAGTCGGTACTCGGTTGACAGCATATATTTGTCCTATAAAACTCAAAAAGGCGAAATCAAATCGTCATCATCATCAAACTCTAACCCGTCTGCTTGAAAAGATGAAGCTAGTTGCATCATCTCCATGTCGGTTGGTACGTCAAAGTTTAATTCAATATCTTCATCTTGTAACAAACATTGGACAGCATGCCATTCCATAAGGCGTTGCTGATACAAATTCATAAGAGCAGCATACAGTTGCTCCCATGTCATTTCTTTAGCTGCCATTTCAGCTTTTCGAACAGAAAACTGAAGTTCTAAAGGTACTTCAAAATTGCTTCGGTCTTCCATTCATTTGCCTCTACTGAATTTATTCTAATCGGAAATGTCAAATATCTGATCATATTCTGTGGAAGAGAGCATAGGAAACGCATCAAAAGGGCAAAACTCATTGGCAAATTCGGTTAACACGTAAGGATTAATACTGTCTTCTAATTTTCTAATGGCTCTAACTTGGTGTGCTGCGGCAGAATAATTTCGGAATGCCGTCATTAAAATCTCTGTAGAGCGCCAGGGGTTTGCATTGATCTCTGAAAGAAATAAAATGGCTTCTTCTTTCCTTCTTTCTAGAAGACCGCCAATTACTTTATTGTCACAGTCAAAGATCCATCGATTCATGTCCTCGACAACTTCAGACCAGGTCTCTCTTTCGACTGCATCAATAATGCCGCTGTATAAGAAAGACTCCCATCCAACAGAATGCACAAATGAAATTAAAGCCTGGCGCATCGAAGAATCAATTTGTATATCTAACTTATCAATTTCTTGATCAATAACAAAAATCTCATGGAATAAATACTCCATGGCTTTTTGTTTAGTGCAGCACTGTCCTTGTTTTACAGGTGAGCCATCTGGATAGAATTGTGTACCATATCCGATAGAGTACACTTCATCTTCCGTTCGCGGATCAGTGTAAGCCTTTTCGTGATAGCCTTCGTATTTTTTAATAATACGAATAGCATTAGAAAATTCAGACATGTGTAAGACTAACTAATATAGTTAATCTTACACAATTTTAATTACTATTTACCCTGCCCTCGGGTTTTTTTTCTCCCGTGATTAGGACGAGAATGTTTGCCTTGTCCTTGATTTGTTTTTTTAGGAGGCTTTGAAGAAAACTCAACAGTGCGTGAAGAACTCTTTGCCATTAATTGAGGGAAGCTTCACACATTATACTGAATAAAAAAAATTTTAGGTTTCTAAATTGTTCTTGTTGTTCTGCAGGACGAGCTGGAGACCCAGGCCAATTTTCTAAAGCGTCACATACTGCCTGGTAAAGTGCCCGACAATCTTCGAGCGATATCTCCATTTCAATGCTCACCATAAGTTTACATACGATTAAATTGCTCTATCGCTTCGTAAGGGTATCCTGGGATTCTATTAAAAGTTGGCTCGTTAGATCTCGGTGGAACAGGCGCAGGGGGGAACGGCAGGGTCCTGATGCTATTCGGCTGGTTCAGCTGATCCGATAAAGTCGGAGCTTCTTGCCGAGGCGCAGGAGATCGCGAAGGCCTATTTTTTACTGTTTCTAAGTCGTTGAGTATTCTTTGAAATTCGTTGATATTAAAACTACGGGGCGGCGAAGGCCTATTAACTCTATTACGAGGAGGTCGCGAAGGACGTGAGGGCCGCGAAGGGCGTGGGGATCGCGAAGGCCTACCTCCAGTACGAATCGGATCTCTAAAACCTCGTGGACCTCTGTCACGGGGGTCTACAACTGTAGAACCGCTAAAATCTCGGGGTCCTGTAGCTATAGGACCAGTCGGTCGTCCCGAAGAATTTGGCCTCGCGCCCATTTTTATGCTTTAATGTCTTTCAACTAATATAACATTTACAATATTTACCACAGTTCTATAGTTATCATTCGATAGGAGTATAACGATTTTGTAGCTCACTCAATTTAATCATTGCCATGGTTTGTGCATCTTTGTTAGATGATGTGGCAATTGTTTTCATGTACTTCCCTGCCAGTTCTATGAACTGTTCTTTTGGGATCGGTGTTTTTTGTATTTGCATTACCATTTTACTTTGTGGCTCCAATAACGTGCTGAGAATTTATCTGGGTTTGCATCTTGTGCATTATGCCTTGCATAATAAGATTTTTTCCTTGCTTTGTCTTTAGCTGTTTTTGGATTTTTGCCAGCGCCTTTTACCCCTTGCTGACCGAACCGCACAATCTTTTCTTTACCGTCTTTGCAAGCTTTTACCACATGAGACTTTGTAGGATGATTTGGCGTAGTCCTAGGTTTGTTGCAAGCCATTTTGTCTTTGGCTAATTTAGCTGCTTTGGCTGCTTTTTTAGGTTTATCACTCATGAGAATAAAGACATAAAGTTATCAATAAACGGATCTCTTGTAGCCGTGCTTTCCTCGTCATCGTCGTCATCTAAGTCTAAATCAAACAAACCCTCAAAGCCTGTCTTCTGGTCTTCTTCTTCTTCATCCATAATTGAATAGCCGGATGAATACTTATTTAAAAAAGTAAAAGG